CAAGTAAAAGTAGAAAGGGACTCACGTATTGATAGAAACAGTCTAGCCACTCTACCTCCGATTCTTCACCCAGTTGGTCAAGCACCAACAGATTGGGGTCCCGGAAGGATGATACCTTACCGCAGAAAGGGAGATCTCGACTTTGCTCCTACTCCTCCTTCCCCTACTGGTTCTATTGAAATAGAAAAGACAATGGAAGCACAAGCGGACAGACTTTGCGGATTGGATGAAACATCTCAGATCTCTCAAGTACGTAAACAATTTTTAGTGGATAAGTTCCTTCAGCACTCAGCAGAGGTTTTACAGATGTGCTATAAATGTTTTCAGCGGTTTGGACCGGACTCAGTTTTCTTTAGAGTTACCGGATCGCCAGACCCCGTAGAGTTCGACAAGGGCAACCCAGACGAAAACTACGACATAATGATTTCATACGATGTCCTCAATTCGGATCCAGAAACTCAAGAACAAAAACTTCAACAGTTGGTCCAACTTACGCAGTTGGATAGGAGCGGTCGTATTAACATTGACGCTTTGCTTGATGCGGCTGCTAATAATATTGACCCGGTACTCGCTGACCGTATTCTACAACCTACGGAAGCAGCTTTTGAACAAGTTGTAAAACAAGTAACAGATGACTTATCTAAGATATTTGCCGGTATTGAAATGCCAGCGCGTCCTACTGGTGCTCAAGTTGCAATGCAAGTTATTGAGCAGTATGTTTCTCAGCCAGATGTTGCTGCTCGCTTGCAGTCAGATGAATCCTTCCGAGCACGTATCGAGAAGTACGTTGGTCAGTACACTTTCCAAATGCAGCAATCTCAAAATGCTCAAATCGGAAGAGTCGGAACTGAACCAGCTCAAATGGGTAACATTCAAACACAAGGAGTTTAGTATGGCGTATAAATCATTAAACGAAGCTTTCCTTGGGTTGTCTGGATCACAACAGCCTAAGGATTTAATTCCAGTTCCGTTAAATGCACCTATGCCGTCACCGCCGGATATGGGTTCGATAGACGTAGCTATGTTAGGTACTCAACAAATGGATCCATTTGATGCTTCTCAGTATATGAAAACACTAGAAGCCGATGAAGGATTTATAGGCGTAGCTAGAAAATTACAGAAGGGAACGGACCCAATAACTGGAGAACCAATATTTGAAGAGTTTCCTACTGGTGGATTCGGCGAATACGGACCTCAAGTAAAAGTAGGACAAGTCTATACAAAAGAAGAGGACTTACCTAGATTCCAACAAAGAGTTGAAGATAGGATGGGATATATGAAAGAAACTTTTCCAAACTTTGCAAACCTTCCCTTTGATGTAAGGGACAGTATGATAAGTTCAAACTACCGAGGAAGTTTACCCGATAGTCCAGACACTATTGATTTTATAAATGCCGGTCAATTCTTAGAAGCTGGAGATGAGTTCTTAGATAATGACGAGTACAGAGATGCAGAAGGAAATCCATCTAAAAGAGGAATAAGGAAAAGGATGGAAAGACTATCTAATGCACTAAAAGGTATCGCGGAATAATTTATGAGTCTAGAAACAGATCTATCAGTACTAAGTAACCACGAGTCCTTTGCTCGATTTCTACAAGTAATCTCGGATTTACGAGAAGAAACAATAGAGGAGTTACACAACGCAAACAGCGAACAACTACAACAAATCTCTGGTCGTATTCTAACATATGATCAGATATTACAGATGTGTGATTGGCGCACTCTAAGAACAAAATTCTCAGAAAGAATTTAACTTGATATATAAGTTATAATATAACCATCGTGATCGCTCACGTAAAAAAGCGTAAACATTATGTCAAACGAAATCACAGAGGGAGTCGCTGAACCCTCAACCGAAACAACAGCGGAACAGTCAAATATGTCAGTGAACGATTTTATAAATCGTCGCTTGGGGCAACTAAATCCAATCAAGGAAGAGGAAGCTCCTATTGTTGAAGCAACAGATGAAGTAGTTGAAGAAGAATCAGTCGAGAGTACTGAAACAGAAGTTAACGAAGAAGTCGTTGCTGAACAAACTGAAGAGACCGAGGAGTTATCCGAGGAATCAACAGATGTTCTTTCACAGTTAGATCTAGATGAGATGTCCGAAGATGACCTTCGGGAACTATCAGAAAAGTTAGGAAGTCGAGCCGTTGCTAGATTTGGAGAACTTACAGCAAAGCGTAAAGCAGCTGAAGCCAAAATAAAGCAGTTAGAGGCGAAGCTTAATAGTTCTGACCCATTACAAAAAGATAAACCCCTTGCCAATAATCCCTATGAAAAAGTAAATACTATCGATGGATTACAAAATAAAGCTGAAGAGGTTAATCAAGTTATTGAATGGGCGGAAGATATTTTATTTAACTCGGATGAATACGGACCAGAAGACATCGTAACGGAAGTAGAAGGTAAAGAACTTACCAAAAAAGATATTCGATCAAGCTTGCTACAAGCTCGGAAATCAAGGGATAAATTCTTACCGGCTCAACTAAAGGTTCTTCAAGCCAAAGAAAATGGCAAACAGCTAAAGGAAGCTTTTGATGTAAAAGCTTCGGAAGAACTCAAGTGGTTAAAAGGAGAAGATAACGATACTCGTAAGAACTACGAAGCTATGGTTTCAGATCCTAGATTTAAAAAACTAACAGAAACCGCGGACCCAGAAATAGGAGCACAGCTCAATTATATTATGGCGCACGCTGCGAACAGTATCTACGGACGCAAGTTAGTTCCTCAAAGTAGCAAATCAGCTTCTTTAACACCACCGAAGACGGCAGCATCAGCCGCATCTACATCTGAGAAAACTGTGGGAAAGTCCGCTAAGGCACTTAAAAACCTTAACCAACAATTTAGACAATCTGGCAACAAGAGTGATTTCATTACTCTCAGAACTCTACAACTCAAAAACAGATAATCCTAATAATAATATAAAATGTCATTCTCAAATACATTCGATACTACTAATCAAGGATCAGCCGTTTCCAACAGAGAAGACTTGACTGATGTTTTGTCAATTCTTGCTCCCGAAGAAACACCGATCCTTTCCTCTGCTCAAAAGCAGAAAGCTAGTGCTACGTTCGTTGAATGGACAGTAGATAAGTTATCCGCTCCATCTATCGCTGGTATCAGCGAAGGTGCAGACGTGACTGCATTTACTGACAAATTCGCTGGACGTGCAAAACTTGGTAACCGCGTACAAAAGTTCCGTAGGGACTATATGGTTTCTGATATGCAAGAAGCTGTCGACTCAGTCGGACCAGCTAAAATTGCACAAGCAGAAGCTAAAGCAATCCGTGAACTCAAAAGAGACATCGAAGGTGCCATTTCTGGTCGCCAAGATTCTTCTACTGAGAACGGTGCCGGTACTCCTAACGCCCTTCGTGGATTAGGTAGATGGACTGCATCTGGTGCATCTGGATTAATTCCAAATGCTCCTTCTGATGTTCCAACTGATTACCAAACACAAGCATCTAATAACTCAACAATCGGTAGCGCTTATACTGAAACAGAACTTAACAGCCAGATTGCTTCAATCTTCCGCGAAACTGGTTCTGTTGACAACTTAATGCTAGTTGCAGATACAGATCTTCGTCAGCAAATTTCTGACTTTGCTCGTTTCTCAACTGGTGGTGTTGTTACATCTCGTTCAACTAACTATGATGGCGAAAGCGGTTCAATCAAATTATCGGTTGAGCTTTATCAGTCAGACCACGGTGTTGTTTCTGTTGTCAATATGAACCCAGCTTGTTCACCTTCAGCAGTTGCTGGTGACACTGGAAACAATGATGACGGTTTCTTAGTTAACCCAGAGTACTACGGTATTCACGAGTTAATCCCAATGGGCTCTACACGTCTTCCAAATCTTGGTGGCGGTGAGCGCGGTTTTGTTGATTGTGCTCTTACACTAGGTGTTTACCACCCACGTGCACACGGTCAAATCGTTACTTAATAATTAACAAAGGAAATATTATACTATGTCAAAATTAACAATTAACGAATCAAGCGGAGATTTTACTCACGTTTTAGTACTCACAGCACAAGACATTGTCAACTCTGGCGGATCTCAAACAGTATGGGGACAAATCCCAGCTGGTGGTGCCGTTGACGTTGCATTTGCTGTTGAATCAGTAGCTCTTGTTGGAGCTAGTGATATCACATTAGAAGTCGGAACCGGAACTGACGATGATACCCTCATCGCAAGTGTCGATATCGATGCTAATGCTGGTGCAACTGTGTACAACACTGGAACAGATTTTGTTCAAAGTGCTGGAACTACAACAGTCGAAGCTGGAGCTGCTCCAGTTGCTGGCTCTGGTGGTGCCGCTGCTACGAATCTTATCTACAACTTTGGTGGAACAGTAGCAAACTTAACAGCTGGTGAAGTTATTATTGGTGTTCGTGTATTCGACCCAATGCGCTTCTCACAAGCTTAACAATTAAAATTTGGTACGGGGGCGAAAGCCCCCTACCTCTTTTTTTAACTCAAAACTACTTAAATATTTATGGACATTATTACGGACTTACCAAAGGGTTTCACAGATGGTGAACTCGATCAAGCATTTATGAATGAAATCAAGAGTGGTTTTGAATTAGAAAGAAAAACAGAACACCTTAGAGTTGCTCAAGCTGTAAAGGAAGCACAAGACACTAAAGGTAAAACTATACCGGGACTAGGTAAGTGCGTAGCAACTATGCCAGCTCGTGAGTTTTTTAGATTAACAAACAAGTACGGACACAAAGAGGTACACTCCAAAGAATTTTTAAAGTACTACCAGAAACAATTTTCAGAACTTTCACCTAATAAAATATAATGCAAGAAAAAAGCTACACGGACTTATTGGCACTGATACAATCCTTAATTGGAGCCGGAGAACTTACTACGGACGAACAAGCTAAGATACTTAACTTTGTAAACAGAAGAGCATTCGAGGCTTACAACACAAGTCCTAGCTGGTCAAGGTACATAGTTTCTTCTGAAGCTCGTGACTTAAACTCTTACACTTTAACTGGAGCTACTGCAAGTACAAGCACATCAGTAAATCAAAATTATGTTTTACTAGGAACAAACGATGGAAACGTAGGTGAATCCGGAACTAACATATACCAAGGTGTAACAACATCAAGCGTAATAATATATAAGAATGCAAGCAGTCAATGGATAGTTGCCACTGGTGCTACTGTTGCTATTCAAAGCGACGGAAGATATAGAGTTACAGTTGCTGGCACTACTCAATTTACTGAAGCGGACACACTTAAAAAGAGTTTACTTGAGGACGTTGAAGTATTTACACCACGAGGTGGATCCGATGTATTAAATGTAGATCCAAAGAATCTAATACCTTATGCCGAAACTGGATTGAATACAATTGGTGAGTTCATAAGACTTCACAGAAAAAGAGCTTTCTTAAATAACTCTTCAATCGAGTACGATTTTTTCGTTGATAGCACCGGTGCAAATATACTTAATGTTACTTCAAACTCAGATAATAAAGCATTTGTAACTTACAAAAAACAAATGACTGAATTTGATGAAAACTCTACGGATATACCACTAGAGTTCTTTTATTTCTTAGCTCACGCTGCTTTCGCCGATTTCCTTAGACTTGAGTCAAAGTACGAAGATGCTAGAACAGAAGAAGCTATTGCGCAAACTTACTTAGCTCAAGAGCTAGAGAAGATTGATTTAAGAAGTAATAACAATTCACTCAATCACAAATTTTCAACTTACGTCAATCGCCAAAGTCGATAACGGCGTTGACACTTAATGTAAAATACTCATATGGCAAACTCATACGTAACCAACTTATATCCAAAGCCGACTCCCGGCGTAACGGACAGACAAGTAACAACATCATCAACGGCTGGAGATTTATTCGGAACCGGTGGAACTACAGTTGCAGCTGGTAATTCAGCAGCCTTTAATAAACTGACTAGATACATAGTTATGGATGTTCAAGGTGCAGATGTACGAGTAACATTTGATGGATCTACAGCTCCTACAACAACAAAAGGTCATATTCTTTTTGCTGGTCGCTCTTATACTTTTAGTAAAATTGCTGCTGAAAATTTGAATATTATCAATGATGGATCTTCAAACGCTACTATACACGCTTCAGAATTTACTGATTAATTATGTCTTCCGAACTTTTAGGTGCCGCCCAAAATGTACTCAAGGGCAACCTTGGTGGTGCTTGGGACATTAACAAGGGATATGCTGATGCGTATACCGATCTAGGAATAGCTCGTAGGTTCGGGGCTGCCGCAGCTGCGTACTCATTGCGAGACATTGGTGCAATGAATGGCAGAGTTGTAAAAGCTCGTAGAAGCGAAGATGATTTAGAAGAAGACTTTTCAGCTAATCAAGTCCAGAGTGGTGCATTAGAAGATTGGGTAAATGGTAAACTAGAGAGTACACTACCAGCAGATGTAGCAACAGCAGCAGCTGCTTATAGTCTTCGTAAGGTAAAAGCTGATTACAGCGGTGATGCAGTTCGTATTCGTAGAGATGATACCGATGGTGAAGCAGATGTAGCATTTGATTCAGAAGGAAATGTTAGTAATAATTCTTTAGTTACTGTAATAACCGGAAGTGGAGATACTGGTTCAACCCTATACGATTATCTAAGAGCAAATGACCCAGATGGAGCAGATGCTTATGTAGACACTTGGTACGACCAAGCTGGGTCAAACGATGCAACTCAAGCGACTGCTGGTAACCAACCAAAGATTGCAGAGAGTGGAGCATTGCTCGCTGATGGATTAAAGTTCAATGGGAATAGTGATAACTTTACTATAACTAATGGTGTATCTGGTAGGTCTATATTTGCAGTAACTAATCAAAACATAGATACAACTGGTGGAGGTCTAACTGGATATGGTCAAGATGGTATTAGTGCATTGCTCGGAACAACTGCTACTGATAGCTATATATTTATATCTAACAACAACTCAGCATTTAATTCTTATGCAATATCAATAGATGGTGCAAGCAGCGATAGTGGACAATATGCTTCAAACGGAAAGACATTGTCTTCAGCTGGAGGAAACCTTGGCACTTATGGAGATATACCATCGGACACAAACTCTTTACTTAGTATCATATATGGTTCTGGAGACCCAGCTAATGCTTGGACTAGACTAGGAAGTGGTATAACTGGCAATATATTTATGCAAGGTTCTATGTCTGAGGTAATTCTTTACACTTCAGACCAATCAGCCAATCGCTTCAAGATTGAGTCCAACATCAATAACTATTATGGTTTGTACAATGATGCGAATGATTTAACTCAAACTGAGTGGCAAAATACTGGAGCTGAATCATTTAGCTCTACAAGCACAGATGGATTTAGTTACAGTAATAGTGCTAGTACATCATTTGTTGGAGTTACCTTAAAAGAGACATTAGCTTTTGGTGATTCTGTGTTTGTTTCATTCAATGCAAGTGGTGTAACTCACCCAGATAGTTCTGACCAAAGTCCTCAAATAAGATTGAGAGATGCTGTTGGTGGAGGTGATGGAGCATCTGATATTATTCAAGTAACAAATGGATTTAATGCACATACACTAACTTATAGTGTTAGCGGTAAAAGCAATGGAGATAATATAGTATTCTCAGAAGGAGATACTGTTGGTGGGACTGTAACTATATCTGACTTTAAAGTATCTCGCATAGCTCGTAATGGTTTCGTAGAAACTTGGTACGACCAAAGTGGTAATGGTAATGATGCTGTACAAGCAACTGCTACAGAGCAACCATCTATTGTTCAGAATGGAGGAATAGTAAAGCTAAATGGCAAACCATCTGTTAATTTTGATGGAGTGGATAATTATTTTACATTTACTAATAATCTTAATTTTAATTTAGACCCAACAAGTGTAAGCCGACCAATTAACACAATAATGTTTGTAGGTGAAAATACTGCTGGTAGTAGGTCATTCTTAGGTGATAAGGGTTCAACTAAAAACTGGATTGCTGCTCCATATAATGGAACATATCAATTTAGAGATAATGGTAGCACAATTTATGACACAACAGTAAGTGCTACACTTGGCTCTCAATTAGTTTTGTCAATTCAATGTCCATCTGAAGATGACTTTAGCATAAGAGAAAATGGTTCTGCTAAAACACTTGGTGGTACAAATAACATAACTGCTGCTATTGGCATAAGAGATATAGGTGTTGGTTATACATTGAGTGGTAGTCCTAATTACCAAACAATGAAAGCACAAGAATTTTACTTTCACAATGAGAGATTACCAAATGACATTGTTGATATAGAAAACGATGCAATCAATTATTATAATATTTCATAATTATGAGCGAAGAAGAAATCACAATCAATTACTTAGTATACGACACACTAGACGATGCTATTGCTAGAGCAGACACAGAGGGTGCTAGACGAGGCTATGCTTACCACAGAGTAGGTAGCGGTACTCGTTATAGAACTTACCCACAAGAGACTGCTGATGCAAAGTTTGCACTAGTTGTGGACGGATACGAACTAACAGAAGATGAAGAGTCAGCTATTACGAATAGCGTCACCTTCCCAGCACCAGAGGAAATCTAGTATGGAAGAGACACTACAAAGATTATCCGTTGGTATCTTCGGCTGGATAGCCACGGATACAATACAGAACGTTGACCTAATGCTAGGTGTAGTGTCTAAAGCGGTTCTAATTACTTTAACAGTTTTATCAATCTATAAACTTTGGAGGGAACTTAAATGACAACAGAACTATTAGCAATGCTAGGCGGAGGAGCGAGTGGATTCCTCTTTAAACTTATTGGTACAATGGT